AATTGAATTATTTAAAGATTTCTTGGGAAATCTTTAATTTATAAATAAATATAGATTATAACACAAGATCTAAAAAAAAATGTCCGTTGGTAGAAATTTACAAGAAATGGAAAACGTAGTAACCAAAGGGGCCGCACCTGCCGAAACTCCCTCAAAGAGTGCAACTTCCGTTGTAACTCCTGGTCAAACAAGTTCTTGGGAAGATTTAGGCGGTCCAACTCCAGAAAATTATCGTCCCGATGATGATTCTTCAAAACTTAAGGATCCAGCCACAACTCTTGCACAAGTTAGAGATGTTGTAAATGCCAAGGCATCTGCAGCAGAATCTATGAAAGGTGTTAAGGAAGAAGTTGAAGATGATGAGGATCTTGTCGATGAAGAAGAAGTCGATGAAGATGAAGAAGTAGTTGCCGAAGAATCTTATGAAGATGAAGGTCCAAAATCAAAAAAAGGTAAAAAGTCTCATAAAGAAGACGAAGACGAAGAAGAAGATAATGACGAAGATGAAATGAAGGAAGAGTTTGACATTGAAGAGGATGTTAATGCTCTCCTTGCTGGTGAAGAGCTTTCTGAAGAGTTCCAAGAAAAAGCAAGAACAATTTTTGAAGCAGCAATCCGTTCTAAGGTTGCCGAAATCAAAGAAGAACTTCAATCATCCTATGAGGAAGCACTCGTAGAAGAAATTGAAGCAATTAAAGAAGGTCTTGTTGATCGTGTCGATGCATACCTTGAGTATGTTGCTGATGAGTGGATTGCTGAAAATGCACTCGCAGTTGAGCACGGTCTCAAAACTGAAATGACCGAATCATTCCTCCAAGGAATGAGAGGTCTTTTTGAAGATCATTATGTTTCAATCCCTGAAGATAGATATGATGTAATCGAGAGTATGGTAGATAAACTTGATGAAATGGAAGGAAAACTCAACGAGCAAATTGAAAGAAATGTTGCTCTGAATAGAAGATTAGCAGAGTCAGTTGCTGATGTAATTTTTGCAGATGTCGCTGAGGGTCTTGCACTTTCTCAGAAGGACAAACTCGCTTCTCTTGCCGAAAATGTTGAGTTTGATAGTGAAGCAAACTATCGTGAGAAACTGGTAACTCTGAGGGATTCTTATTTCCCAACAAATACTAGTGCTCAAAGAGATGACTCGGAAACCTTATCCGAAAGTACTGATGTCCAGTCCCAGCAACTACAAGTTGATGGAAGAATGGCAACATACCTTCAGACTCTGGGAAGAGTCGCTAAACTGTGATTTTTTAAATTATAAACAATCAAACAAAAACTTTCAACAAGGTAAAACAAATGCAAATGTTCAACGCAGAATATTTGCAGGAGAAGTGGGCACCAATTCTGGACTATTCCGGAATGGATCAGATCAAAGATGCACATCGCAGATCTGTAACCGCTATCCTGCTAGAAAACCAAGAGAGAGAACTCCGCGAAGAGCGTGATTTCCTCTACGAATCTCCAACCAACTCCGGTAATGCTGCTGGTGCTTCCGGTGGATTTGGTGGCAGTGCTCAAGGATTTAATGCTGGACCTACAGCTGGTTTCGACCCCGTTCTGATTTCTCTAATCAGACGCTCTATGCCTAACCTGATTGCTTATGATCTGTGTGGCGTTCAACCAATGAACGGTCCTACCGGACTCATCTTTGCGATGCGTTCACGTTACACCAACCAGTCCGGAACTGAAGCATTCTACAACGAAGCAGATACTAGATTCTCTTCCCAGAATGCTGCTGGAACTCTTGCATCAGGTGCTGTTGGTTTCGGTACTACTGCTTCTTCAGTAGGACAAAACAATCCTAGCGTTCTTAACGATAATCCTGCAACGGCATACGGTGTCTCCACCGCTATGAACACTGGTGATTCGGAAGCACTTGGTGATGCTGCAAATAATCAGTTCAACGAGATGGCATTCTCAATCGAGAAAGTCACCGTTACTGCTAAATCCCGTGCTCTGAAAGCTGAGTACTCACTTGAGCTCGCTCAAGACCTCAAGGCAATTCACGGTCTGAATGCTGAAGCTGAATTGGCAAACATTCTCTCAACTGAGATTCTTGCCGAAATCAACCGTGAAGTTATCAGAACCGTATACAAGATTGCTAAGCCTGGTGCTCAAGCAAATACTGCTACTGCTGGTACTTTTGACCTTGACGTTGACTCCAACGGTCGTTGGTCGGTGGAGAAGTTCAAGGGTCTTATCTTCCAAATCGAGCGTGATGCTAACGCTATCGCCCAGCAGACTCGTAGAGGAAAGGGTAACATGATTCTTTGCTCCGCAGACGTTGCTTCGGCACTTGCGATGGCAGGAGTTCTTGATTACACCCCAGCACTCAACGCAAATCTTAACGTTGATGACACCGGTAACACCTTCGCAGGTGTTCTTCAAGGCAAGTATAAGGTTTATATTGACCCATATTCGGCAAACGTTGCTCCTAATCAGTTCTACGTTGTTGGTTATAAGGGTTCTTCACCTTATGACGCAGGTCTATTCTACTGCCCTTATGTTCCCCTCCAAATGGTTCGTGCCGTTGGTGAGAACACCTTCCAACCAAAAATCGGATTTAAGACCCGCTACGGCATGGTCGCCAATCCATTCGCGGAAGGTTCAACCGTAGGTCAGGGTGCTCTTAATAGTAACCTTAACGCTTACTACAGAAGAGTCAAAGTTGCGAATTTAATGTAAATCTCTCTTACATATCTTTTAGGGGAACCTTCGGGTTCCCTTTTTTTATGTCAATCCAAAACAAATGGTTCCACAATCATAAATCTTATTGTATCCCAGTTCTCTTGCCTTTTCGTATTCGGTGCAGTCATAGGCACCAATAAGTTTTTTCTGAAACATCATACGATTATATCTTTTATTACAATTCTTATCAATATAATAATAAGAAGGCCCGTTAACTCTAATATTATCAAATCCGTTTTTATAATAAACATTCCCGTTAGAATATCTTTTATCCGCATAAGAAATAATATTTCCTTCATAGTCTTCTCGGAACCAACTAAGTAGACGACTAAAACCTCCAATCACATTCACCCCTATTTTATTAGAAAATCTAGAAAGTTCCCATTCATAAACTCTGTTAAATCTAGATTTACAAAAAGTCATTACACAAACTAGTTCATCTTCATAAGTAAGTCCAATCTTAACCTTACTTTTGTCCTCACCTTGCATATGATTTTGATTTAGAAATTGATTTTTTTGATGAGTATCTATAATTACTTTCTTACATTTTCTGGCATATATTTTTTCATTTATATTCAATTTACTTGAGATAACAGATTTGACAATACTTTGTTTGTATAACCATTCATCACTATAAAACTGAAGAAGTTGTATTCCCTGCTTCTCACACATTAGGGTTTTGTTTAGATGATAAGATTTTCCCTTAATCAAAGATTCCTTAGATTCACTTGGTCTGTGTTGATGAGAATAAAGACCGTTATATTCAATTGCTAATTTATAATCAGGTAAATAAATATCCAACTCTTTACCATTCAGAACAGAACGGTTTGACTGAATAATATTGCCGTTATAGATTGATTGGACATACTCATATAAGGTGTTTTCTTCTTTACTTACTTTATTAATTTTTCTTTCATAAGAATTAGATAATCTAATATCAATTCCATAAATGTTCAACCACCTTGCTACTGTAGATTTCGCAACACCTATCTTTTCTCCAATCTCATCACAGGTCAATCCAGTTTTATATAATTCTTCAAGTTTTTCTTTATCACTTAAAATACTTGTACTATGACTATTCCTTCTTCTTGAATCAATTAATCCGTGTATTTTATGTTTCTTAAGATACTTAACAACAGGAATTGTAGATATACTCAATTCTTTGGCGATTTGTTCTATTGATTTTTTTTCTATAATGCGTTGATTATAAATCCATTCATAATTATCTAACTTTTTAAGAATAGATTTATCAACTGTTTTATCTTTTCTAGAGCAATCTGAACTTGAGTAACTTCTGAATCCATTTTCAGTATATGTTTTATCAATTGCACAAACTTTTCCACAACCACATTTACACTTTGGAATTGTATTTTCTGTAATATGATTTGCAAGAACATATGCCCTCGTCCTTAAAGGAATAGAATCGTAATGGCAATTTAAGAAACTTGTACTATTCTCAATTTGATCCCTGATCGAATTATTTAAGGATACTTTAATGAACTTAGATTTATCCCAATTTTCTTGAAGATATTTGATTAAATCCATTAAACATTTCAGGTTAGAATACTATAGTATATAGTAAATCAATTAAAACAACAAATCACTCTAAATAAAAATAAAAATGTCCTGCTCGTTTCCCAACCAAATTGATAATAGAAACTTCCTATCACCAGTTGGGTTTAAGTTTTCATTAGCAAAAGAACCTAAAGTTGCCTTTTTTTGTAATACGGCAAGAATACCAGAAATTACATTATCACTCAATACTCAACCAACATATCTAAAAGATATTGATGTTCCTGGAGATAAAATTACCTATGGTGATTTATCTCTAAGATTTATGGTTGATGAGAATATGGAAAATTATATGGCAATTCATAACTGGTTGACAGGTCTTGGATTTCCAGAAACAACTCAGCAATATAAAGATTTAATTTCTATAGTAAGTGACATAACACAATCACAAGACCCTAAAAGAGCATTTAGTGATGGAAGTCTGTATATCTTAAACAGTAACTATAATACAACTGCCGTAGTAAAATTCAAGGATTTATTCCCAGTATCATTAAGTTCGTTGGAGTTTGATGCCACACAAACCGACATTCAGTACTTTACAGCAGACGTGGCTTTCAAGTATACTGTGTATAATATTCTTGATGATAATAATACACCCCTATGAACCTCAGTTTAGATGAAATCCAGGAAATGTGGCAGAGAGATTCTGTCATAGACCCTGATAATTTACACGATGAATCACTAAAAATACCGCAACTTCATTCAAAATATTATACTCTTTATAATACCATTACTCTTCTTCGTGAAAAGGCACGAGAAACTTATAATAGAGTTCGTTTGGAACGTTATAATTACTACACAGGAAAGGCACCAGTAGAGGTCTATGCCGAAGAACCATTTCCGTATAAGGTAAGAGAGAAAGACGCCATACAGAGGTATATGGACGCCGATGAGAGACTCTGTAAGGTTGATTTGAAGATTAGATATTATGACATTATGCTTAAGTTTCTTGAGGATGTGATTAAGATGATTTCTAATAGAACTTATCAAATCAAGAACAGTATAGAATTTTTAAAATTTACTGCCGGATATAATTAATCAAATAAATACTCATAACTGATACGTTATGAATGTCTCATTTGGTTATATCAAAAAAGAATGAGGTCTATCTCCACATTCAAGCAGAACCTCACGTATATTATGAACTAGCAGATCAATTTACATTTGATGTTCCGAATGCTAAGTTTGCTCCAGCATATCGGAGCAAATATTGGGATGGAAAAATTCGCCTTTTCTCTACACAAACGGGTGAAATTTATATTGGTCTCTTAGACAGAATTATTAGATTTTGCGAGACTCATAATTACACGTATGAGTTCAAAGATAATAAGTTTTATGGTCTTCCTTTTGAGATAAATGAGAATATCTCAAAGGAAGGCGTAAAGGATTATATGACGGCAATTAGTAGGCACGCTCCACGGGATTATCAAATTGAGGGAGTATACGACGCCTTAAGACATAATCGTAAGTTATTGATATCTCCAACTGCTTCTGGAAAGTCACTAATGATATATTCTCTTGTGAGATACTACGTTGAAAAGCAGCAAAATATTCTCGTAGTTGTTCCGACGACTTCCCTTGTAGAACAAATGTATAAAGATTTTGCAGATTATGGGTGGGATGTTGGTTCATACTGTCACAAAATCTATGCGGGAAAGGAAAGAGAAACTGATTCCCAAGTCATTATTACTACCTGGCAGTCCATCTACAAACTTCCCAAGCAGTACTTTTCTAGATTTAATGTTGTCGTTGGAGATGAGGCACACCAGTTTAAATCCAAGTCATTAATATCTATAATGACAAAACTTTGTGATGCCAAATACCGTTTTGGATTTACCGGAACACTAGATGGTTCACAAACTCACAAGTGGGTTTTGGAGGGATTATTTGGTCCATCATATAAAATTATCAAGACAGATGAACTGATGCAGAAAGGTCATCTTGCCAAATTAGACATTAAAGTTTTATTACTAAAGCATCCTCCAAACAGATTTGAAACCTTTGAGGATGAGATTCAATATATCATTAATCACTCAAAGAGAAATAACCTTATAAAAAATCTTGCTCTGGATTTAAAAGGTAATACTCTTGTTCTTTTTGCCAGAGTAGAAGGGCACGGGCAACCACTTTACGAACTGATAAATAATAGCAAAATTGATGATAGACACGTATTTTTCGTTCATGGTGGGGTGGATACTGAAGAAAGAGAATTAGTTAGGGAAATTACCGAAAGAGAAAATAATGCAATTATCGTTGCCTCTTATGGCACTTTTTCTACTGGTGTTAATATCAGAAATCTACATAATGTTATATTTGCTTCCCCTAGCAAGTCAAGAATCAGAAATCTTCAATCAATCGGAAGAGTTCTACGAAAAGGAGAAAATAAAGTAAAAGCAACTTTATATGACATTGCCGATGATATTAGTTACAAATCAAGAAAAAATTATACACTAAATCACCTTATTGAAAGAATTAAAATTTATAATGAAGAAAACTTTAATTACGATATTGTAAACATACCACTTAAAGACTAATGGGTGATGAATTTTACTGCATCTTAAAATTAGTATCCGGAGAGGAGATTCTATCACTCATTATGGTAGATGAAAATGATGGCGATCCGATATTGGTTCTACAAAATCCTGTCATTATGAAACCCGTAACAAACTCTACCGGTGATTCTTATGTTAAGATTAAACCTTGGATAGAGATGTCAAGTGATGATATGTTCTTGATTAAACTTGATAAGGTTATTACAATGACCGAAACAAAAGACATCAAGTTAATTCAGTTATATGAACATTATGTAAATAATGATTCAATAGAAGTATACAAACCGGCTGGAGAGGTGAAACCTTCATCATCAATGGGTTATGTATCCTCTGTGAAAGAAGCTAGAAAAAAACTGGAGAATCTCTATAAAGATAATAAAGAAAGCTAGAACTTATCTTCAACGGAGACAAACCTAGTCTATATGGTTTTTCAATACTTGTCAAGCCCTTGCAGTATGTGCTATAATAATTACAACTTATACTAAAAGTCCAATGCCATGCCTAAAAAGAAATCAGAACATTATGTAAACAATAAAGAGTTATTAGAATCTCTTATTGTTTACCGATCTAAAGTAGACAAGGCAGAACAGAAGTACTTTGAGAAGTATGATAAGCATCCTCCCAAGTCTGGTGCCTGGGAAGGAAAACCGAGAATTCCAGACTATCTTGGAGAATGCTTTCTAAAGATTGCCACTCATCTCTCATATAAACCAAACTTTGTGAATTATATGTTCCGTGATGATATGATTTCTGATGGAATAGAAAATTGCGTTCAGTATATTCATAACTTCAATCCAGAAAGGTCTCAGAATCCTTTTGCTTATTTTACTCAGATTATTCATTATGCCTTTTTGAGAAGAATTCAAAAAGAAAAGAAGCAACTTGAAATCAAAAATAAAATTATTGAACGCACTGGGTTTGATGAAGTGATGACAATTGATGACGGATTGCTTTCTGGTAACAACAGTGAATACAACAGTATGAAAGATGCTATTCAGTACAGAAACGGAAATCGGTAGATATTGACTTGTTGGTCAGTACCGTGCTATACTTGAAGTCTAGTTAAAATCTGCTATGCGTATCGGTTTAATTACGGACAGCCACTACGGTGCCAAAAAAGGTTCAAAGCATCTTCACGATTACTTTGAACTCTTCTATAAGAATGTATTTTTCCCTGCCCTTGAAGAACACGGGGTAGAGGCAGTCATTCATATGGGTGATGCCTTTGATAGTCGTAAGTCAATTGATTATCAAAGCCTTGAATGGGCAAAGAGAGTTGTATTTGAACCTCTTCGGGGATATGATGTCCATATGATTATTGGTAATCATGATTGCTACTACAAGAATACCAATAGCGTTAATTCTCCAAGTTTGCTTCTTCAAACCTATCCAAATATTAAAACTTATAGTTCTCCAACAAATACTAAAGTTGGTGGAATAGATATGACCTTTATTCCATGGATTTGTAGTGAGAACTATGATGAAACCTTAAAGGTAGTTAAGAAATCCAAGGCAAAAGTTGCCATGGGTCATTTAGAACTCAAAGGATTTCGTGTCAATAAACATCTTGTAATGGAAGAGCATGGACTGGAAGCGGATCTTTTTTCAAACTTCACAAAGGTATTTTCTGGTCATTACCACACTCGTTCTGATAATGGAACTGTGTTCTATCTCGGTAATCCTTATGAAATGTATTGGACGGACGTAAACGATACTCGTGGATTTCATATCTTTGATACTGAAACTCTAGAGCACACTCCAATTAACAATCCTTATAAATTATTCTATAACATTTATTATGAGGATACTCCACATCAGACTTTTGATGCCTCCGAGTATTCTAATAAGATTGTTAAGGTGATTGTTCGTAAAAAATCCAAACAAAAAGATTTTGAGAAGTTTATTGACAAACTCTATAAAGTCGGTATTCAGGATTTGAAGATTGTTGAAAACTTTGAAATTCAAGAGAATGAAAACTTTGTAATTGACGAAGAAGAGAATACTATTTCAATTCTGAATCGTTACATTGATGAATCTGAATGTGACTTTGATAAGGGTACTATCAAAGGCATATTCCAAGACCTCTATAAACAAGCTTGCGAAGTAGAATAATGTTTCTTCTTACTCTTAAGGGTCGTAAAGATGATGGGGCATATGCCGTTCAAGACCAATATGGAGAAAAGGTTTTATTCTTATTTGAAGAAGAGGATGATGCTGCTCGTTATGCTATGATGCTTGAGTATGATGAAGACTACGAAAAAGAAATGGAAATCGTGGAAGTTGATGACGAACTTGCCATAAAAACTTGTAAGCATAACAACTACAAGTATGCCTTAATTACTTCTGATGATATTGTGATTCCTCCTAAAAATGATAATATTTAAAAAAATTAAATGGAAGAACTTTTTAAGTACCGGCAATAACTGGACTGAAGTTGATTTCCAAAAAAATAATACAAATTTAATTATCGGAACGAATGGTGCAGGTAAATCCACTATTCTTGATGCATTAACCTTTGTTCTTTTCAACAAGCCATTTAGGCGGATTAATAAACCCCAATTAGTCAATACGACTAATGAGAAAGATTGTCTTGTTGAGATTGAGTTTTCTGTAAATAGTCGGAATTATTTGGTTCGTCGTGGAATTAAACCAAATGTTTTTGATATTGAAGTAAATGGAAAGCAACTTCATAAGGAATCTGATGATAGGTTAAATCAAAAAATCCTTGAAGAAAATATCCTGAAAGTAAATTACAAGTCTTTTACTCAGATTGTGATTCTTGGTTCAAGTACCTTTGTTCCTTTTATGCAACTCACAACTGCCAATCGCCGTGAGGTAATTGAAGACCTGCTGGATATTCGTATTTTTTCTGCGATGAATGCTCTGATTAAGGAGAAGATTCGCCTCCAAAAAGATGAAATCAAATCCCTTCAATTAAAAAAAGAAAACCTTAAAGATAAGGTTGAGATGCAGAAGAGTTTTATTGAAGAACTTGAAAATCGTGGTAATGCCAATATAAATGCCAATAAAGAAAAGATTACCAAGTTAGATGATGAAGTTGGCATTTATATGAATGAGAATACCAAAACCGAAGAAGAAATCTTTAAGTATGTAAAGGAGCAAGAGGAAGTTACTGGTGCCGCAGAAAAGTTGGTTAAACTTAACAATCTTAAGGGTAAGATTTCTCAAAAAGTATCTGTGATTACCAAAGACCATAAGTTTTTCTCTGAAAATACGGTATGCCCTACTTGCACTCAGGATATTGATGAAAGATTTCGCCTAGATAGAATTGCAGATGCTCAAACTAAAGCGAAAGAACTCCAGAAAGGTTTCCAGGAACTTGAGGAGACTATGAAATTTGAAGAAGAACGAGAGCGTCAATTTGTAGTTCTATCAAAGGAGATTACGAAACTCAATCATGAGATTTCTCAAAACAATACTCGGATATCACTCAATCAGAGACAAATCCGAGACCTTGAATCTGAAATTCAAACTATTACCGAACAACTTAAAAACAGAAATACTGAAAATGAGAAGTTAGAGGAATTCAGAGAAAATCTCCAAAAAACTTTTGATGACCTTTCAGCAAGAAAAGAAGAAATCGTACATTACGATTTTGCCTATTCCCTACTCAAGGATGATGGCGTAAAGACGAAGATCATCAAGAAGTATCTTCCATTCATTAATCAGCAGGTGAATCGTTATTTGCAGATGATGGATTTTTATATTAATTTTGAATTGGATTCTGAATTTAATGAAACCATTAAGTCTCCCATTCATGAAGATTTTTCTTATAGTTCTTTTAGTGAAGGTGAAAAGGCTCGTATAGACCTTGCTTTAATTTTTGCTTGGAGAGAAGTTGCGAGAGTCAAAAACTCCGTTAATTGTAATATTCTTTTGTTTGATGAGGTTTTTGATTCCTCTCTTGATGGATTTGGTGCTGATGAGTTTCTTAAAATTATTCGTTATGTAATTAAAGATACTAATGTGTTTGTAATTTCTCATAAAACAGATCTTCAAGATAAGTTTGATTCCACTATTAAATTTGAAAAGAAAAGTGGGTTCTCATATAAAACTGAACTTTAGGACACTTTCTTAACTGGACTACTTGACTTCTGGGAGTATAGATAGTAATGTGTCCTCACAAACACAAGAAAAATGAAACTCCCAAACTGGCAACACAACTCTGGCAAACCCCAGAAACGAAAACTTAAACCTCAAGCACTGCGACAAGCAAAGGCACGTCGCCAAGCACTCAAGAAGCGTCTCCAGCACGGGGAAGCTTCTTTTTTTATAAATAATTGAAAAGTCTTTTTAGAAAAATGAGAGATCAAGAAATTATCGGTCTTTATGAGGCTTATGCTTCGATTTATGCTCAAGAAGAAGTAGAGCAACTTGATGAAGCAAGACCCATTTATAGTAGAGGTGGTGAGCAAAGAAGAACTCAAACTCCAAGACAAATTGGCGTAAAAGGTGCTCCTCATAACATTCCAAGAGGTGGGACTACTATTAGTGATAGAGACCCAGAAGGAAACAGATTATTTACTGGGGACCAAGATAGAGGTAAAGGAAACAAAGCACGTAGGAGAGCAGAAGCACTTAAACCAAAAGAAAAAAGTTTTCCAAATCGTTTAAGAAGAGCAGACGGACAAGGTATTCGTGATAGTTATGAGTATGATCTTTACGACATCATTCTCTCACATCTTCTTGATGAAGGTTATGCTGATACTCAACAAGCAGCAGAATGCATTATGGTTAATATGAGTGAAGAGTGGAGAGGAAGTATTATAGAGGCAGATTCTATTGAAGCGATGAGAGCAAGAGCTGCTAAAAGAAGAAAGCAACGCTATGGGGCTAGCGATACTAGTCGCGGAGGACGTGATGACTTTAGACCATATACTGAAGATGATTACAACAGACCTGGACCAGGATCACAGGCAAAGGAATCTTAAGACCACTTTCCAAACTGGCACACTAGAGGGTCTCACCACCCTCTTTTTTTGTATAAACTTGTATAAATAATAGTGTGGAGTAAAAAGAGTGTGCCCTAATGAGAAATACTTATTATACCTATGCCTGGTTGAGAGAGGATATGACCCCTTATTATGTGGGTAAAGGTATTCGTAATAGGGCATATTGTCCCCATAGAAGAGGTGATATTTATATTTCTCCCCCACCAAAAGATAGAGTTCTCTTCTTAAAGAAGAACTTAACAGAGTTTGATGCCTATAAACACGAAAATTATATTATTTCTATTCTTGGGATAAAAAGTGAAGGTGGTATATTAATCAATATGTCTTATGGTGGTGAGGGAAGTTCTGGTAGAGTTTTAAGTGAAGAAACCAAAGATAAAATAAGACAAAAAAATAAAAATAAAAAACTAACAGAAGAACAAAAAGAATTAATTTCTAAACAAGTGTCGCAAAGAAGATGGTGGAATAATGGTGAGGTAGATAAGCACACTATTGAATGTCCTGGTGATGGTTGGGTTCTTGGGAGATTATATTCAAGAAAGTTAAGTGAAGATGAAATAGAAAATCTTAGGAAAATAAACACAGGAAAATATGTAAGTGAAGAAACTAGACAGAAACAAAGTATTTTAAGGAAGGGTAAAAAACTTACAGATGAACATAAGAGAAAAATAAGTCAAGCATCTAAAAGACTGGGACTTATTCCACCATCAGCGATGGGCAAAAAATGGTGGAATGATGGAGTTTCACAAAAATTATGTTTTGAGTGTCCTGGCGATGAGTGGGTAAGAGGTAGGGTCCAGTTTAAAAACTGTCCTAGTGGTGATGCGTAAGTCGTAAGGTTGGACTATGATACTCACATATCACACAAACTCAAATGACCGTTAATTACGAAATCAAAGGGATGCTCGCCAAACTTCTGGCGGAAGAAGATATTGTAGTGGAGCATAAGAAAGTTGATACTGCTTGTTTTAATGTTCATACTCGTGTGCTTACACTTCCTATGTGGAAAGCGAGCAGTACTGTTGTGGATCTTCTTGTAGCACACGAAGTTGGGCATTCAAGAGAAACCCCAAATTTTGATTGGACTACGCAAGTCAAGATTCCTCCGCAGTTTGTGAATGTGGTGGAGGATGTGCGTGTTGAGAAACTGATGAAGCGTCGTTATCCTGGTCTTGCCAAGACCTTCTACAGTGGTTATAAGGAACTTCAGGATCAAGATTTCTTCTTGATTGGTGATGATAATGTCACCAACTATAATCTTGCCGACAAGGCAAATCTTCACTTCAAGGTTGGTAACTTCCTGAAGATTGATTTTAATGCCGATGAGCAAGAAATCATCAATATGATTGGTGCCACCGAAACCTTTGAACAGGTTCTTGATGCCGCAGAAGTTCTGTATAATTTCTGTAAGCAAGACAAACAGGAAGAATCTGTTGATGATATGAATTCTCCTGAAAATCAAACCAGTGGATCTTCTTCTAATTCTGGTGCTTCTGATTTTGAGAATCAGGAAGAGGGTGAGAATGATGCTGAAGAAACTGATGGTAATAATCGTCCCGATTCAGATCAGGATGGGCAGAGTGATAACAAAACTTCTTCTGAAAAACCCGATAAGACTTCTTCCGAAGGTGGGGAAACGAATGATCCTGAAGTCAAAACGATGAATTCTCTTGAGGAATCTCTTAAGAATCTTGTTTCTCATAATGTTCAGGAGAACACCTATGTGGAGATTCCTAAACTTGATCTGAAGCAGATTATCGTTTCTAACAAGGAAATTCACGATAAATGTAAGAAGACTTGGGAAGAGAATTCTTCTTATGTGTCTTTTGATCATTTTGATAAGCAGTTTATTGAGTTCAAGCGTAATGCTCAAAAGGAAGTCAACTATCTGGTAAAAGAGTTTGAATGTCGCAAGGCAGCAGATTCTTATGCCCGTGCCACAACTGCCCGAACTGGTATTCTGGACTGTTCTAAACTTCATACCTACAAGTATAATGAGGATCTGTTCAAGAAAGTGACTACTCTTGCCAACGGTAAGAATCACGGTCTTGTGTTTATTCTGGATTGGTCTGGATCTATGCAAGACGTTCTTCTTGATACTATTAAGCAACTTTATAATCTGATGTGGTTCTGTAAGAAAGTTGCCATTCCTTTTGAGGTTTATGCCTTCACTATGGATTATCCTGTTGTTTCTTATGAAGACGGTAAGGTTAGTAATACTCGCCAAACTGCCTATCAGAAGCGTGAGGGTCTTCTTCAAGTTTGTGAGTGGTTCTCTATGATGAATCTCTTTACCAGTAAAGTAAATGGTAAAACTCTTGAGGAGCAAATGAAGAACATCTTTCGTGTTGCTAAGACTCTTGGGGGGTATTCCTATCCCATTCCACCTGGTCTCAATCTTTCTGGAACTCCTCTGAATGAGGCGATGATTTCCCTTCACGAAATTCTTCCTAAATTCCAAAAGGAGAATAAACTTCAGAAGGTTCAGTGTGTTGTTCTTACTGATGGTGAAGGGCAGCAGGTTCGTTATCATAAGGAATTCAATCGTGCCTGGGAAAAAGAACCCTATCTTGGATTGAATAGTGTAGATTCCGCCACGATTCTTCGTGATCGTAAAACTGGAAATACCTATAATCTTGGTAGTAACTGGTGGGATGTTACCGATATTCTTCTTCGCAATCTTCGGGATAAGTTTACCGATATTAACTTCATCGGCATTCGTGTTCTTGAGAGTCGTGATTCTGGTTCCTTTATCCGCCGCTACTGTGGGTATTATGGTGATCAATACGACAAGGCGATGAGTGGTTGGAAGAAAGAAAAGGCATTTTCTCTCAAAAATACTGGGTATCACATCTACTTTGGTCTTTCTGGAAGTGCCCTTTCTCAAGATACTGAGTTCTCTGTATCTGAGGATGCTTCCAAATCACAAATCAAAAATGCCTTTGTGAAGAGTCTGAAAACCAAGAAAATGAACAAAAAAGTTCTGGGTGAGTTTATTGAACTGGTTGCCTGAATAAATACCTGAAAGAGTTTTTAACAATAATGAAGACTTTTCAGGAATTTATGGTAGAATGCTATTCCATTCAAGAGACTTCTCTTACTCGTGTAATGAGTAAGTCTGAAAAGGGTGGGATGGCAATTCTCTCAGGTCAAAGGGGAGATAAATCCAAATCAGAAAATAATGCAAGGTCTGCAAGAACTGAAAGAAGAATTAGAGGTGCTGGTCTTCCAGGACCCACTAAAGTTTCTGGACGTTATACAGAAAATCCAGGAACCCCAGAAGAGGAAAAGGTGAGTGAAAAATCTCACGTAATTTCTTCTGGCAAAATGGGTAAGAGAAGGTTTAAAAAGACTATAGAGAAACTTGGAACTGAAGGAGGACTCAAACAGAAGCGTAATACTCCTGCAGGGTCCTCTAAAGACGACCAAGATTCTGTATTGATTCAAAGAAAACCTGGTAGTTCTGCTACACTTAAAGGAACATCCAAAACATCTTGGCCTGGTAAAGGTAAAAATGTTCGAGTTGGTAAAATGAAACCAGGAAGAACTGGTGAGTTTGATACAAAAGTCAAAAACAAAACATTTACTTATGAAAACTAAATTTCCATTTGAACACGTAATTAAATACGACACTAAAGAAATCTGGATTAAATGCACCAGTAGCATTACTGCTATGGGCATTCCTACACTTGTTGAAAAGTATTATCCCGGATATACTGGACATATTGCAAGTGAAGACTATTTGAATAAACTGCGAAACCAGCAGGT